TACATATATTTTAGCTAACACCAAAATATTTCAATACCAAATTTATCACGAATAGTATAAGCTGAAACTCCTGTTAAATCTAAATCATCAAAGTAAAAACTATCCTTTGGTAATACAATCAAATCTGGTGTATAACCCTCAGATAAAACTTGTTCAATTACAGGTAAATAATCTTGAACCAATAACAAACCAGCAACAATTATATTGCCACCGAATGTCGTATTTTTCACCATTTGAATTTTATACTCAAACGGAATAATTTTTTTGACATGACTTTCAAATATTTTTTCCACCGACTCTGAAATCATAAATAACATTTTCAGATTGTTTGTATCTTTGTAATTATCCATTAGAACATTTAATGATTTGTCAATCCTATCAGGACTTATCCTATTTTCAGAATTTATTTTAACTCTTGGATATGATTTTTGCCATTTTCTAATATATTCCCATCCCTCATCCCAAGTAAAATCAAGATGTTTTGCAACATTTGGTGGAGCATATTTTGTATAGGCTGGATGTGAGATTTCTATTTCAGTTGGATTATGATTCTCATTCAGTAACCTAATCCATTCATCTGATGTACCATTTTGTAAATCAACCAATGATGGAACTATAACCACAGCATATGGAAAATTGTATTTATCCAATAAATCAAGACAATGTTTTGTTTTTTCGTAATTTGTCAAATGAAGATATAAACCCCACCACATACCTTCATTTATATTTTCATCCACATCAACCTTATTTTGACCATCATCCCATCCTACCCCCCTACCAGTTTCATTTTCCAACAAAATTTTCATCAATTGTACTTGTTCTTCATTTACAAAATGTCCATTTGTATCCAATCCTCTTACTCTAAAATTCTCATCAATAAAATATTTCAATATCTCTGTGGCATTTGGGTGTGCAAAAAATTCACCATTACTAATATGATGACCATATCCAACTTCGTGTATAACTTTATTTGGTACAAAAGTAAGAAAGTGTTTTATCTCATCCATTGTCAACCATTGTGGATAGGCTATTATGACATCTGGTGGATTCCAATATTGCGAACAATAAAAACATTTGGTATTACAAGGTGTTCCCACATTTACAAGTCCAAATGAATACTCCCTTTTATATCCCCAATACACCCGTTCTGTCATCTGTGCATTTTCTTGATACATAGATAAGGGCCGATTATCAAAATCTACCCATTTATTTCGTATCTTTGCAGGATCTATTAAGGTTTGTGTATTGTTTTCCATTCTGAATTCTTTCCAAATAATTTATTTCTAAAATCTGATTTGAATTTACCATCTATTCTCATACTAATTGTATATCCATCAGATTTAGTTCCATGTGGTTTTTGACTATCAAACCAACACGAGTTTCCCTTAATATAAATATTATCAACGAAAAATCGTTTATTGTCATTAAGTCTAATCCAAATCATTTCTTGACGCCAGTCTTTATAATCATGGTCAAAATGAGTTACAATTTCTGTACCGTTTTTACTGA